ACTACTGTGCGTCATGTCGGTCCACCAGGAAACAATGAGCCGACGCGCCTTTGGCACCTCAGGAAAGAGATCCGCCGCAGCTGCAGACTTAAACATAATACGATCCATGCCTCCCTCTGCAACAGAACGAAAACACCAATCCCACGAATGGAGGACCCACCATTCAGGATTCACCACTGCCACGTTGAAGGACGCCCATGGCATCGCTAGACGACACGGAATCTCCAAATGAATCTGTAGATCGGCTGGTTCTGTACGGCCACCCCATGTGACCGGATCACAATGCTCAATCCGCAGCTGAATCGCAGAAGATCCGCGGAGCTGGGCGGCAGCATAGCGCAGAGCCTTCTCAACAAGCCGTGCATCCTGACCGAGACCCCATTGACCGCCACGATCCAGGCCGCCAAATATACGGATATACATTACTCTACTGTCGCGTCGGGGTATTTAGATTGAGGTCTAAGCGAATCCCGCCATTTCTTTTCTAGAGCAATGGATCATTTGTACATGCTGGTCGGCGATGGTGCAGAGTGGGAGGATATCGTTTTGTATGCAACTGAAGGGGAGGCTATTGCAGCCTCCCTTAAAAATAAGAAAATACGCATTGAAATATTTAAGCGGGATACAGCGGGAGCCTATCGTCCAACCTATAATTATTATCTGAATGGCGAACTAATTCTGACAAATATGGGGCTTTGATCTTTGACTTTTTAAATCGCACAAACTACCAGGGACCCGATGTTTCGTACAAAGACACGGAAAGAATGCCGGAAACGCTTCGTACGATACATCAAGGAAACAGATGAAGGCGACACTGTACGCCGTGAAATGCTCAATGGACTCCGGGCCACCAAGAAGAACTATATACATCGGAGCCATGGCTATAATCAATGGAGATCGAAGGCGTCTCGAGTCCCTGCGGGATTTGTAGAGAGCAAGGATTATGAGAAACAGTGGATGGATGAATACCAGTGTCGTGATGCCAATCCGCGCCCTAAGAAGGGGCTCGATCTTGGGAGCTGGACTAGGAAGGCAAAAGGTCAATGGCTGACTATCAAGGATATACAGCAACTGAAAACAGGTGACCGCTTGGAAGTTCTACTACTGGATAGAAATGCAGCTGAGACAGTCGCGGCATCGGGTATATCTCCCAATAAACTTCATTCTGCGACTTCCTTCTTCAAAGATAATAAGGCCGTCTATGAGCATAAAAAAGATCTGCAAGGCCGCCTGATCCTCTTTGAACCCCCAGGGCACCTTGTGTTGGACCCCTTTGAATTTCATGTGGAGATCGACAAAACAAATAATTGGTATCCTTTACGGGAGGGAGTCCTTCCGGCAAAAGACCCGCAGGGGTTTTTGAAACTATTAGGAAAGAAAATGAGCTGGAAGTCTATGGATCCGGATACCCATGTGGGCTATCGTGGGCCGATGGTGGCCTGGTCGGCTGTTCAAACTCTTCCGCCGCTGTTTTGGTATCGGCAGTAAATGCGTAGCATCGACCAGTTTACAAGAATGGTCGCACAGATTCCTTCATTTCAGGCGACAATTCAAAGCACGTAGCAGCATGATAATAATAGGCTGTTGGTGACTTGAAAATCTTGGAACAGGAGATGCACGACTTATCATCCGCCATGGGCGGCACCCACGTAGTGCAATGCTTTCGCATTATGTGAACCCGCATGTTGGGCTTCATCTTGGCACTGTGGTCACAGCATGGGCAACTCCATGAAACATCTGCGTAAATGTTTCCTGGATGTGCAACATCTCGATGAACCTGAGCCATATGTTGGTCCAGGCCACTCTTCTGCACAAATTTCTTGGGACACACGCTGCAGACATGGGGCTTGTCTCCAGCATGGTTCTTTTGGTGATAGTGCATCGTGTTTTGTCTGTCTGTCACAAAGGAACAGGAATCAAAGGGGCACACGAATTCGTTGGAATCATTACGGATGTATACAATTGAAGTCATGCTTTTAAAGGGTGGCAGAAAAGGGGGCCATCAAGTTTTTCAGGGCCCGGTCTTGGCTGCTGCCCCGCTATTATTTGCAAGATTAAAGGGTGGTAATTCACCATTAAAATTTGCTTCTTTTAGTATCTTAACTCCGCGGGGTGCAGGAGGTTCTAGCTCATCATCATCATATACCACACCACGTCTGATGCGGCCACGACCACTACCACCACCATTATTTGCTGCCGCAGCCGCTGCTGAAGGTAAATTACCGACGTTATTTCTTGACGCAGCAGCACCAAGATTTATCTCATCCTCATAGAGTTCAGCATTTGCTACACGTCTTTTTCCAGGAAGATTATCACTTGCTGCCCCTGCTGCTGCCCCTGCTGCCGCTGCACTGCGCATATCTCTATTATGCCTAAAATCAGGAATTATTCTCGCTAAAGATGCTTGAACTTCCCCCGCAAACCCTTGTAAATCAGCTAGATCAGCAAAGTGAGCCGGGTGTCGAAGAGCAACAGTTACGGCCACTGTTGTATATTTTGGAGGTAACTTACGAAGATATCTGAGTAATTCACTACCCATCACATCTATACTTTCAGGAGTAGGACGACTATGTGTAGATAAAGCCAACAGAATATCAGTTAATTGGTAATAAAGTGCATCAGGGAATAGCCCGGCAGGACCTCGTCTTGTCGATACATAGGGTGATAATAGTTTGAGTAAATTATCCATAAGCTCATATATGGTCATTCTTAGATACTTATTTAATTTTCTTATAATATTGTAAGTTTCATACACTGAATTCGTTCTTGGGCTTGGTGGCAATCTCTGAAGAGAAGTCATCGTTTCTGGCTGACCAAGTAAATGGTATAATGGTGCTAAATAACCACGCAATACTTCACCTAATGTACTGGAATCCCATGTTAATCTGAGAATACTTATTTGTCGTATTTCTTCATGCTGCCTAGACGGAAATTGCCCCGCACTGACAAAATAATTTAGTGATATATATAATTTATTTATAAATCCTGGGATGGATCTCTCATAGCTTGCCAAATTAAACTGATCTAGAAAAAGAAGAATTGCGTATAAATCGGTTCTTTTTTCATAATCGGGGATTCTCCGTACAGCAGCCTTGCAAGGCTCAATTAGATCAAACAATCCTAAGCGTAATACAAGTGCTCGTTGACTTGATGTAGTGCTACTCATAATTTTTTTAAGCAAGTCTCTCAAATCACCATGATCAAAAGGCTTAGCCAAATTTTGATAAGAATATACTCCCCCTTCCACCCCTGCATTTATCTCCGCATCTTCTAGCTCTTCGATCTTCCGATCCAAATCTGCAAGTATTGCAGCGTACTCCTCTGGCCGTGAAGCTGCTCCAAGGAGTCGGGCAATTAACGCAGATAATCCGGGATCAATATTACTGCTAGATCTCTTTGCGAGGAGATCACGTAATTGTGCATGTAGCGGCGCGACAGTAGCTTCTGTAAAGGATCTACCGCCTTCAGGTATTCCTTGTATATTTCGTAATATTTTCCGAAGTTCTCCAATGGAAAACCCACCTCTTTGACGAAAGGTTCGTCGATTCTTTCTTCGGGGCCTATTTTGCGTTTTTCTTCCCGGACCCATCCTATCTGGAGGACCATAAAATAATCGCGTTCTAAAGTATAAGATGTCCTCTGAAGTTCCTGCGACTGGCTCTAAGGCCCAGGTTTTCCACGGCAACGCGAAGCACACCTCCGGTGGCCTTACCAAGTCGGACCTTGTTCAGAATAAGCACGGCCGCATTGTAAGCCGCAAGAAGATGATGCAGGGAAAGAAGGCGCTCAAGTACCTGACGCGCAAGGGCTACAAGGCCAAGAAGGGTACATTCCGTCTCTTCAACAAGTACCGCCACATTTCCCGGCGTCAGCAGGGTGGCTTCTTTTAAAGGATAGGAGCTGCAATAGAAACCTCTGTAACAATAACGTAGATTCATTAAACCATCTGCACTAAGACTATGTCTTATCGTCTTCGGAAGCTTGGAAATTACCAGATATACTTGGCTGATTTCCCCGACAAGATAGTGCAATAGTGTTAATGTCTAAAATTCTCATTTTATGTAGTAATACTATATAAAATAAGTAGATACGACAGTACGAGACCTATAGTAGCCGTGGTAGACCCTTTCTGGTGGAGGATCATGGAGATCATGTTAAAATCTACGAAAATACAGCCGAATGACCCGCTATAAGAAACTTTTCGTTGGCAAGGAGCCGACAGGGAATACTGTGTTACTACAAGTGTCCGGCCCCCACTATATTCAAGTGGGATCCATTGCATATGCCTTCGCTTTAGTCAAGGGCGATGCAATAAAATCGTTTCGGTCTCTGCTTGGTAAATACTATATACCAGCCCCCGTTGCATATGGGAAGACGCCGACCTACCTTCTACTGGATGAGGTTGCTACTACTGGATTTTAAGGAGAATATCTTGGCGACTATGTGCAAGGCTGTGCCAAACGAATGACCCCCTGGTGCCGTGCCGAACTGAAGAATCCGACTGCTGTAACACGGAAGCATCAGATTCAGGAAAAGCGCAAGGCACTGAAGGCCCAGCATTTGAAAACTTGACCTGCTAAGGCAGCTTTTTAGTTAATAAGCATGATGACCACACACATGACCACAGGCTCGAAGGGTTCCGATGTCTATGACAGCACCGGTGACCCCCGCGTTGATCTCTCTGTTCGTCTTGTCCGTGGGGCTGACCCCGCAGACCTCACGGCCCGAATCAAGGCCATTGCCGCCCTCGATCTAGCCGATGCCTTTGTCTTAGCCTTTCACAGCCGCAATGTGCGCGGTGGCAAGGGCGAACGTGATATTTTCCAAACTCTCTTTACTGCACTTGCGGCAACGCACCCTGACCTTGCAACCTCTCTCCTGGATTTGATCCCGGCCTTCGGTTCCTGGAGAGACATCCTGGAGCTGTTTGCCATCGAGCCCGATCTGGACCCCGCCCTTCTGGCCCTGATCAAGGCCCAGTTGGAGACCGATAAGACCGCTGCCGCAGGTGGAAAGAGCATCAGTCTCCTGGCCAAGTGGCTTCCCCGTGAGCATTCTGCAAAGGACTACCTCTCCAAGCGCGTAGCCACCTTCCTGTTTCCCGAGGAGAAGACCGTGGCCACCGCCAGGAAGCTATACCGACAGACGGTGGCTGCTCTCAATAAGCGGCTGGATACTGTGGAAACCCACATGTGCAGCCATACCTGGTCCACCATCAAACCGGCCACAGTCCCCGGCCGTGCAGGAAAGCTCTATGCCCGAGCCTTTCTTAATCTGAAGGGGGCCTCCGGGACTGATGTAAGGAAGCCCTATGATACGGATCGTGTAGATTGTGCGGAACATTTTAAGGAACACTTTGCCCGGGCTAAGAAGGGAGAAGCCGTTGTGCATGGCTCCAAGACGCTCTTTCCCCACGAGGTGGTCAAGAAGGCTCGGCTAGGCAGCCCGACCGAGTCCGAGCGCGACCAGCTATCGGCAGTCTGGTCTTCCATGATCGCAGATCTGATGAAGGGTGGTGGCCTAGGTGATGCCATCGTCATGTCGGACTTCAGCGGCTCCATGCAGTCTTCAGGGACTCAGGGTGACACGCCCTACTGGGTCAGCATGGCACTTGGCATCCTGGGATCCCAAGCCTGTAGTCCCGCTTTCCGTGGCCGCATGATGACCTTTGACTCGACGCCCACGTGGCACACCTTTCCCTCTGCAGATCTCTTTGAGAATCTAGCCACAATCAAGGGCCACATCAGTCAGGGCACCAGCACGGACTTCCAGGCTGCGATGGATCTTGTACTGAAGGATCTGAAGGCATCCAGATGCAGACCCGGTCAGGAGCCCAAGTTTCTCCTGGTGCTGACCGACATGAACTGGGACCAGGCTTGTGCCTCTAATGGCGTTTCTGGCTACACGGGCAACACGTACAGACATCATGTGAAGACCGCGCCTTGGCAAACCCACCTGGAGATGATCAAGGAGTCCTTTAAGAGAGCAGGGGAGGACATGCACGGACCCGGTGGGGCGCTGACGCCACCGCAGATTGTTATATGGAACTTGGCAGCCAATCCTACGGATAATCATGCCACTGCCACTACGCCGGGCGTCAGTCTCCTCAGCGGGTGGTCTCCTACCCAGTTCCGTGTTCTGCAGAAGGAGGGGCCCCGTTCCATAACCCCCTATGAGACTCTTCGTATTGAACTGGATGATCCGCAGTACAATGTCATTCGTGAACGAATTGCTGCATTTACCAAAAAGTCTGCCTAGACCAAAGTTGACAGCACCACCTCTCACCCCCACAAACATTAGGATCCGAACAGCAATTTAAAAAGACTGTCACTCTAAATAGCCGCAAGGCCGGATCCTGCCGTATTCCGTAGGGATACATACAGCAACCAATACAGACTACCGAAAGGTATGTAGTTGTCCCCTATGGGATAACTTAGAACCCTGTCAGGGTTCATGCAGCAATTACAATCTGAAAAAAGGTAACTGGGAAGGCTCCATACAGCAATTAACCGAACTATTATTTCAAACTTCCTAGAAATAGGATGGAGCCTGAAATCCCAGTTACTGATTTTGATGACACAGAGTAGAATGCCCAGTTGCCAAAAACGCCCTTTTGCCTTTCTGACACGCAGAGTGGCCAAAAGTCCTTTTAGGACTACACAGAAAGCCCGTAAAGCAGAGCAACAATTTTATGCTAAAAAATCCATTGGATTTACGGCGACTTCGTCCCTAAAAGCCATGGGTCGCATCCCCCGATCATCGGGTTGTTATGAACTTGGCCCAAAGTATAAATAAAGATATAGTAGATGGACAGTGTGGCCTTACAAAACCAGTTTTATTCATTCTACGGAGCTTCCGTAGCGCCGTATGATCTGACCATTTTGGCATCAATGCCGGAGCTTCTTATATTGATCGATTTTATTACCCAATTTGAGGGTGCTCAAATTAGCCGTGCCGCAAATATTGAAAGTCTGCTAAAATCCGTACCCGCAACTCCTGATGGATATGCCGAGGCGATATCCTATTTTGTTGTTCCTCTTTCTGAAAAATATAAGCAGGAGTTCCAAAAGACTCCGGCATTAGCTCATTTAAGTGAACAATTCTTCACAATTTTGCAACTGAATATTATTATTCGTTTAGCATGTTGCATCTGTGTTACGATCATCAAACAGGGCAGGATAAATGAGGATCTCCTTAGGAAATTGAACGAATTTTCTGGACAAATCGGTCTATTTCACAATAGTCAGCGCGGACCTCTGGAAATTCCTGCTGCGATTATAACAGAAATTGAATCGTCGGTTTCTGTAATAGAGGGCCCTGCATCCGCCAATAATTCAAAGGCCTTGACCCGAAAAGGGGGGATCCGTAGAAAACTTAGAAAAACAAGGAGACGGCAACAAAAGGGCGGTGGCAGATGGTGGACAACCTTATTATCAATGTTCGGTATTGCTGTAGTTGGAAAGTCGCTACCTTCAAGCACTCCAGCAGCACCTGCCGCTGGTGCCGTACAATTAAATCGGAATAGAGGACTCTTTATAGCCGGAAATATACCACGAGAACCTGCTGCGGCGGTTGCAGCTGTCGCAGTGGGTGCAGGAGGAGCAACGGCTGGTGCAGGAGCCTCTGCCCGAAATAATGCTGCCCCCTTTATTGCGAATGCAGGGCCCGGATTTGTAGGCTGGGATGCTACGGCCGAGGTTCTCGGAGCCGTTGATTTCACATTCGAAACCCTGTTTGCCAACACCGAAAATATTAGTGCACCTCTTCCATATGGCAAGGGCAACTGGAAAACAGAATACAAAACAAAATTAGCTGCCGAGAATTTTGCATCACTCTCATTTCCAGAAGTTTCCTCAGCAGCCTTTACGGTAACCACCGCAGCAGGAAATCACACAGTGTTAAAGATATTTGAGCTACCACCTGTTCCAGGAACAGTAGTCAATTTAATAAGTCTCAACATCCTGGGTATTTGTGGCATGAAGCTTGCGGGTCTTCAATACTTAAGCAATACATTAACTGAAATTAGTGCGATTCTCACAATCCACACAACACAGCCAATCACAAGTGGTGGCCTAAGTAATTTTTACGAAATTGGGGTTGCGAATGATTCCATTGAGATAGGTTCACGATCAAGAGTGGGAATATCCTCTGTTAAAGGATCCAACCGGGTTGGATTCTATCACACGCATCCTGTCATATTTGATCGTCTCCATTCCTTTGGATCCTCCATGGATTGGGATGGTTTTATAACAACCGCGCTCCTGAATCGCGGAACATTAAATATTATTACCACTCAGACAGGCCTTTTGGTATATACATTTCATCCAGAAATACTCTTAGGGCTGGATTCGCCATCTTTTAAAACGATGCAGGGGTCCATATCGGCATTTAAAGAATCAATTTCGGCGGCAGGGTTTAGCGCTTCAGATATACCTCTAGTACAAGATTCAAATAATAAGTTAGTAAATACATGGATTCATGGCTTAGCACCTGGAAGATATAAAGTAATTCCACCCTGTTCGAATACAACCTCCCGTTCTATAGAAGGCCCACCCAATGAAGGCTGTCTGCCCCGTCTATTCGACTTAGTATTTGGAGATAAGACAGTTTCCATTCCCTATCTGTTTGATATTGTCCTAATTCCTTACCAATTGGTGCTGCAAGGTCTTGCCAATATTCCTATATACTCCCTACCGGTCATACCTACGCACCCCAGTAGATGGGATAAGGGGCCCTTACCAAGTTCACAAGGATTCACAATGTCGGCCAATGCGACTGAAGAATCATTAGTGCTTCGCTATCAGGTCTCTAATAACATAGTTGTACCCAATATTCCGCGGTTATTTTCAGTATATATCTCCTGTTTCAGACCGGAATCTATTTTGCGGGGACTTCTAAATTATGAATTTCAACAAAGATGCTTATATGAAATATATATAACAAACAAGTTAACTTATCCAAAAGACATATCCTTCCATAGTCTAGCTCAAGGCGGTCCTCGGAAATTAGGAGAAGTGGATGTCGCAGGAGCCGTAGATCTAAGGACACAATCATCCGCAGCCATCACGGCCATCATTGCTCCCGGTTTGGCGGCCATCCAACAGGCGTTTACGAGCCCCTAGATCTAAAGCAAAATAGCCGTATAAAAGTGGAGACAGATAATCCTCTGTCTCTTAGCCTTTTTAGCATAGTGGTAGTGCATCTGCCTTGTAACCAACGGTACCAACCAACGGTAACAACCAACGGTAACAACCAACGGTAACGTAAGCAGAAGGTCGTGAGTTCAATCCTCATAAAAGGCATTTATTCTTTATTGCATCTTGCAGCTAAGAATAAATGTAAATAGATTAATTATCAATAATGGTGACGGCGACTTGCCTTATGACGCCGATTTCTAGCCCTTCTAGTAGTTCTCTTCCGTCTTCCACCACTTGATGGTCCTCCTTTTGTATTAGTCGCTATTGCAGCAGTCGCCGCTACCGAAGGGCTTGTAAACCCATAATTATAAGGAGTCGCACTGCCACCACCATAGTTTACTGCCTTCCCATTACTCACTGAAGGCACCCCTGCACCCCCGTTATTAACAGCCGCCACATATGCGTCTAAAGAATATGGCATCGAAGGATTTAGTTTAGCAAAGATAGAATCATCCGATGTAGTGTTTGGTACAGTATAAATAGGCGCTGTATCACCCCCATAAATTGTTGGCTTCCAAATCCCACCTGTTTTAGATTGTTGAATAAATATTCTAAAATATAGAGAGGATCCTTCTTCCTGTTCATAGACCTTTTTTACATCACCAATAATTCTTACTATACCGGAATGGAAAATTATCTTATGTGTTTTTTGTAATTCTACTAAAAATTTTTGTAGGCCAACAACATCCGAACGATCTGGCGTTGCAACTTCGACAAAGTCTACCGTAGCCATCTACCTTGTTTGGATAAAATATTGTAGATCTAATGTCGCCTTGACGGCTTTTTCTGTCGCTGTCGCTGCTGCCTTTGCTGCGTCTTCTGGTTCCTCTGTGTTTGTCGGCGAAGGCGACGGTGACCCCCCTGGGTAACCACTTGAATGGGCTCAGGGGCTACATTCACATGTGCATTGTAGGGAGATGCCGCTGCTGCGGTTGGAGCTCCCTTTTCAAGATTGGTCACAGATTTGGAATTTTTTCCCGCCGTTGCGCCGGATGAAAGAGTAACCTTATTGGGCGATGCTGCCGAAGATCCAAATAGTGATCCGAGCCAACTAGACATACTTATACTCTCTACACAGAAAATCACTATCAGGGCGCCGATTTTTCCAACATGACGCCCAGCATTTGAATCTGCCGAGCAATCTGCGGTACAGTCAGACTGGTTAACGCTGCCGAATCAGCCGGTTTGTACCAGTACCAGATTCCTAGCGCAACAGTGAGCCCATAGCCCTGTGCTGTCAGCTGAGGTGTGAGACCCCGGATATCGAGCGCCTTCGGGACGGCCTTCGTAGTCCATTCCTGTAGAATAGGCCCCAATGCAGCAGAAGAACGCGCATCCAGAACAGGAAAGAAGATATGGTCAAATTCAACGGGCGACGGCAGCACGGATCCCCCCACCTGTCGAAGCACGAGCGTTGTGACAGCCACCTCCCGTAGGGAGGCCACAATCTTTGGCGTCAGACCTAGATCAGGGCCTATCACGAGGAGCACGGGCCCGGGCATGTGTTGCAGAATGCCGAGCAGACAGGACCATTCCTTCCCTCCTGGAGATCGCCACACCTGGGTCCACCCCGAATCTGCAGATAGTTCCAATGAAGTCGGCGACCCCCGGCCGGTGACAAGAATGCGCGTTATGTATTGTGCCAACATGAATTCGGTCGGAAGCCATGCAGATGGCATCGCAGACCAGATGACCGCCACTTTCCCCTCAAGGGTCCCGGTAAACTCTTCCAATCGGATCGTATCGGCCTCCTTCTTTGTCGGTGTCGCAACCGATGCCATTAATGAAATGGCCGAATTTTAGCCGAGACCTTTAGACGCAGTACCATGTTGGAGATCCCGCTGCAACTATTGATCATAGGAATCTCCATGATTGGGCTAGACGCAGTATGGCTTACTCTGAATGCGGCTACAAATCGCAGTGTTTTTGCCGCTATCCAGGCAAAGCCGATGGAAATCCGGTGGATTCCGGCTATTCTAGTCTATGTCCTGATGATCGGCGCAACATGGCTGTTTGCTGTCTGGAAAACTCCGAGCTGGAAAGTTGCGGCGGCCAAGGGTGCGGCCCTGGGTCTAGCTCTCTATGGCCTCTATGATCTAACAAACTATGCGACACTGATTAAATATCCGATGGATTACGCCCTTCGAGATATCGCATGGGGCACCTTCTTAATTGGTACCTCTGCTCTCCTAGCTTCGGTAATCACCCCATTTATCTTTACCACCCAGATTGAACAACAGGGCGGTGGTAGCCGATTCTGATTTTAATCGCCGCGTTAAATATAGATGGCTACGGTACCAAAGAAGACAGGTCCCTCTTTTCTTAATTATGCTAAGTTAGCCCTTGTAGGAGCTTCTGCAGCAGCGGCAGGAACCTCCGGTGCTCCGGCCAAACCCAGTGTACCACAGCTCGGAGCTCCCGGTAGCTCACCTGCATCGAGCCTGAATGTAGGTGGTGGCGGTGGCTCTCTTGCCTACAGACCGGCGTTCGGTAGCACGGCAGTAAACGCCAATTCGTATAGATTTAATCCCACTGTTACTGTAGCTCCTGGTGCTGGTGGTGCCGCCGCAGGGCCCGTTGCAGGGTTCCGCTATAATTTAGGCGTTGAGGGCCCTGCTGAAGTACCTACTTTAGGAAATGGTGGGGGGGGTGAAGAGCTACCCCTTTACCCAGGGGCGGCTGCTGCGAACGCGAACGCGAACGCGAACGCGAATGCGAATGCGAATGCTGCCTTTGAAAACGCTGCTGCCAGGGCAGCCCTTTTTAACCCAGGGGCGGCTGCGGCTGCGGCAAATGCCAACTTTCTTGCCAATGCCAGAGCTTCATTCCAAAATTCATTCGAACCTAGAGTCCCTGCTGCTGCAGCAGAAAAGGGTGGCCGTCGTTCGACCAGGAGATCCAATCGTCGTAGAAATAACCGTTCGAAGAAGCAAAGAAAGCAGCAGAGACGGCATTAATTTACTAAAATAAATTTCTCCAAGCATTTACTATAGGATATGTATATG